TGATGTCGAGGGCAGAATCTACAAAGACTGGCAGATTATAGACGACATACCTCACGAGGCTAGACTGATACGAAGAGGGCTAGACTTTGGTTACTCGGTAGACCCGTCAGCTATTGTGGATATCTATGAGTATAACGGCGGATATATTGTGGATGAGCAGCTTTACTTAAAGGGCCAAAGCAACAAACAACTTGCTGACTTTATTAAGAACCTACCGGAATCGACTACATTAGTTATCGCTGACTCAGCCGAGCCCAAGAGTATTGACGAAATCAAACTTCATGGCGTGAATATACTCCCAGCAGAGAAAGGCAAAGACTCAGTGAACTACGGTATCCAGATGATTCAAGACAAGCAAATATCTATTACTAAGCGTTCAATCAACGGCATCAAAGAGTATCGCAACTACATGTGGAAAACTGACAAAGACGGTAGAAACGTTGGAGTACCCGAGCCTGGGCTAGATCACTTCCTAGATGCTATGAGATACGCAATTAGCAGCGACCAACCAAGCCAGCAGCTCCATGCTTACAAACCAAAAGCAATGGTGCAGCGTAAGTATGGTAGGGCATAATTGTGATATAATGCGAATAAGGTAGGGTTCAGGGTATAACGTGGCAAAACAAACTTCATTACAGACAGTATTAGACGGTTTCGATAAATCATGGGAATACTGTTCTGGCTCTTGGCATTCACGCTGGAACGATAACTACTATCTTTACAATAACAACCGAGTCAAGGTTGGATACCAAGGCATAACCGATACATTTGTGCCAATGACTTTCTCTACTATTGAGACTATGACATCGGCTTTGTTTGGCACACGACCTAGATTCCAATACACTGCACCTGCTGATAAATTCGGACAGAACACTGACATCCTGAACGCACTTGTTAATTACTACTGGGACAAAGACAAATGGGGAATGAAAGTTATCAACTGGGGCAGAGATATGCTTCGATTTGGTACTTCTGTTATTTACTTGCACTGGGATGGCAACTGCCCAAAGATGATAAACGTGCCAATCAGGGACTTCTTTATAGACCCAACTTGTAACTCATTAGAAAACGCTGCTTACATGGGCCGCAGATACCTGACTACACTTGAAGAACTAAAAAGCTTTGAAATCGTAGACCTAGAAAAGTCTGACGACATGAACGTCGTTATGAAGCCTAAGTACATGAACCTAAATCTAATCTCTAAGACTAAGAACGGTGCCGGTGAGAACACTGACAAAGAAGAAAAGGATATGTGGTATGGCTCGACTGTATCAGACGAGGACAGCTTGGTAGAAGTCCTTGAATATTGGACAAAAGACCGAGTCATAAGCGTAGCCAACCGCTCTATTGTTATTGAAGATTCAGAAAACTACTTCAAGCAAAAAGCCAAGATGAATGGTGAAGATTACGCCAAGGGCTTAATGCCGTTCTGTTCACTAAGAGACTATGTTGATGGCTCACTATTCTACGCTAAGGGTGAGATAGACTTTATCGCTGACCAACAGGAACTACTGAACGACCTAACTAACCAGAACATCGACTCAATTACCTTTACATTGAACCAGATGTATACCCTCGACCCACGCTACGCTCATCTTCTAGAAGAAATTGAGAACATGCCGGGAGCTATCTATCCTGTCGAAGCTGGTGCTTTGCAGCCGATAGTTCAACGACCAGTGCCACAAGACGCTTTCTTAGAGCGAACCAACATCAAGAACGAAATACGAGAGACTACTGCTTCTAACGAGATTATCAAAGGGGTTAGCCCACAAGGTGGCGGCTCTACTACTGCTACTGAAATACAAGCACAAATTGCAGGTTCAGGCCAAAGACTAGCTCTTAAAGTAACCCAGATAGAAGATGAAGGATTCCACCAATTAGCAACACTAGTGCTAAGAATGATTAAACTTTATGTCACCGAGCCAATGCTTGTAAGAGTTGTTGGTAAAGATGGCGTACGATGGGAAGAGTTTAACCCATTAGAGTTTGCTGGCGAATATGACGTAGAAGTCCAACTTGAAACCACTGTGAACTCACAGAAAGCCCAACAGGCTAACCAAGCCAAAGAGATGTATGCTGCTTTCTTAAACGACCCAACAGTTAACCAGACAGCACTTAAAAAACTTGTCTTGCAGCGAGGCTTTGACCTAGATCCAGACGAAGTAGATGAGTTAATGGCTGAGCCACAAGAACCTATGATGCAGCCTGAAATGATGCCTGAAATACCTGCGAATCCCCTACCGTTAATGCCTGAGGGAATGCCAATGGAACCACCACTTGAAATGCCTGTGGAGATGATGTGATAGAGATAAAGAAAGCCTATAACACTTTCTTTCGTTCCAAAGGCGGTGAGCACCTTATCAGTATAATTACAGAAATTGTATCAAGTAATCATCTTAAGGCCGAACAGTCCCCTGAACTGGCGAGAGATTTTGTTCAGAGGGCTAAAGGTGCTCGAGAAGTGCTTGACCACATACAGTCTGTACTTAGTGCCAAAGACAAATAGTTACCTTTCCAAAGGGAGTAGCGAGAAATATTAATTAACACCCTGCCTTGTGTTACTCGCTCCCCACTTTGGGCAGGGAACATTAACATAAGTCAGCAATGACTAAATAAAAGGAGTTACGATGGAAGACACCACAACCGAGGTGAGTTCTAATCAGGGCGTAGATTCTACACAACCCAACGATGCGAACTGGAAGCCAGAGGCGGTATTAAAACCCACCGAACAAGAGCAACCGCAACAGGAAGCCGACGAGCCGACTGAGGCTAATAACGACGCAGAAGCTACGCAAGTAGACGAAACGCCAACAGAAGCACCAGACGACACCTCTAAATGGCTACAAGCAAAAGGCATTGACCCTAGCGACCCTGAAGCAATTAACAAATTAGCAAAGTCTGCAAGAGAAGCTGAGCGTGCTATGCACCAGAAAGCCCAACGAGCAAAAGAACTTGAACGTTCTATGACTGAATTAAGCGACGAGTCTGCCGAGCAGATAGCAATGTCTACTGGACAAGACCCAGAGCTACTCAAACGACTACAACGCTTTGAGGTTAAGAGTACCATCAATGATTTCTTCGTTGATAACCCTGACGCAAAGCAGTACGAGCAAGATATGATTCAGGAAATGACTAACAGTGGCCTTTATGGCTCACCTGAAGCTATGTTAAAAGCAGCCTATGCTATGGCGGTAGCAAAGAATCCTGATAAGGTTAAGTCCCAGGCACGCAAGGAAACCCTTGAGAGTCTAGCCCAGAAACAACAAGCCAGCGTACCAACTGGCAACGCTACAAACGCAGGTATTTCTTCTACGAAGATTACACCTGAGAATGTGGACCAATTGGTAGCAAAGAACGATTTAGCGTGGTTCCAAAAGCACTACGACGAAATCAATCGAGCAATGGCTGGTTAAATTAACCATTAAAGATAAGGAAATATAATACTATGACTACTACTGGCGCATATGGTTCAGGTAATGTCAACATCGGTACAACCGCTGCTAACGTATTTCGCCCAAATATTTGGAGCAAAGAAGTTCTAATGTTCGTTAAGAGCAACCTAGTTCTTCTTCCACTTATAAAGCACTACGATGCAGATGTTAGATCTGGTGGACAAACACTTGAAATCCCTAACGTATCTACAATCAGTGCTAACCTAAAAGCACAAAACACTGTTGTAACCCTAAACTACAACACTGAAACTAAGACTACAATTACACTTAACAAGCACTACGAAAGCTCATTCTTAGTAGAAGACATTGTTAAGGTACAGTCTGCTTACGATCTACGCAGCGATTACACCAAAGCTGCTGCATACGCTATTGCTGAGAAAGTTGATTACACACTAGCTAGCGAAATGACATCTGCTTGGAAAACTGCTTCACAAACTATCGGTGCTTATGGCACAGCCATCACTGACGATGAAATCCTAGCAGTTAACCGCTACTTGGATGACGCAAAGGCTCCTCAAACTGACAGAAGCCTTGTTGTTACACCTAAGGGTAAAGCTGAAATGCTTGCAATCGACAAGTACATCCGTTACGACGCAATCGGTGTCGGCGGTACAGAAAACTCTATCCGCAACGGTCAAATCGGTGAAATCTACGGAGTTAAGGTTTACATGAGCCAAAACCTCGTAGTTCTTGACACTGCTACTGACGAGCACAACCACTTGTTCTTCCACAAGGAAGCATTTGCTGTTGCTATGCAGATGGAACCACGAACTCAGGCTACTTACGAGCAGCCATACTTGGGTTGGTTGGTAACAGTCGACGTTCTATTCGGATGTGCAAACCTCCGAGAAGACTTCGGTTGGGTTATCAAGGGATAATTACCCTTTAACCAAAAGAGAGCTCCCGCTCGGGGGCTCTTTTTATATGTGTGTTTTTTATAACATTTGCTATACTTACGTTGTAAATAAAGGAGGGTAACCATGGCACACCTAGATATATATAAACAACTCGTAGAAGAGTTCAACATAACTGAGGATATGGAGCTAGATGCAGAGTTCCGAACAGTATTTGTTAAGAACCAAGTAGATGAAATCAAAAAGATACTATGGCGAGAAATTGTAGACTTTATTATTGCTGACAGCATGAGCCGAAGCGATGACGAAACAGTGGCAACTGCCGGTAACACCAAGAAAACTGAAAAGCGTTCAAACATTAAACAGTTTGCCAAAGCTTTAAGGTCATACAACGAACTGATTGCTGAATTAGAGGCGTAACATGGACAAGCTGGCAGTCGTCTTGCCAAGCCGAGGACTTATGTACTCGGAGACATTTGAGGAATTACTCAATGAGCTTGCTGATTTTAACTATGAAATCTTCTGGGCACACGAAAGACCACTCCCAGAATGCTTTAACGAACCAACCGAGAGAGCACTAGCAGACCCAGAAGTCTATGCGGTGCTCTTTTGTGAAGATGACATGATTATCCCCAAAGGGATTTTGAAGAAGATGTTCGCACAGAACTACCCAGTAGTTGCTTTGGACTATCCATTTAAGAACAACGGCGACTCAACCGTGCTTAATGATCCTAACGGCTACGCTTATTGGTCAGGCACTGGGTTCTTGCTAGCTGCAAGAGGCGTACTAGAAGCCTTTCCGAAGCCTATTTGGCGTACAGACACAGCCTACGACACCATGATTAAGGGCGACCAGCTACTGTTCTGGCCTAGAAAGCTTAAGAAGATAGCTTATGGGCTACACGATGTGCACTTTGGCATGGTTCTTTACTCACAAGGGCTACCAGTTAAGATGATGGCTCGCACAGCAGGACAAAGAAAGCTTGTCCACCTTGGCAAAGCTGGCGTAAACAACGGCAGACACGAGATTAAAGTCATAGATAAGGTCGGCAGAGACATGGTTATAAAGTCATTGGACGCTAAGAGCATAGATATCTTTAAGCGTGGGCTAAACAGAGTCAAAGGCGTGCAGATTCTTGACGCTATACCACCATTTATTAAGTATGTAGACGGACAAGCAACTTATACGGAGGGCAACGCACAATATGTATAGGCTAGGCATAGTAATACCCAGCAGAGGGCTGATATTTAGCCGCACTGCTGAGGAAATAGAGCGTGAAACTAAGGGCATAAGACGCAAGTTCTACTTTGCCCATGGCAAGGCTATCCCAAAATGCTTTGAGAGCCCCGTAAATAGGGCTCTGTGCGATTTTGATAACACACACGTCTTAATACTAGAAGATGACATGATATTGCACGAGAACGCAATCTGGGAAGCCTTAGACGCAGACAAAGATGTGGTGGTTTATGACTACCCAATTACTAAAAACGGCAGAGGTTCAGTGTTTACAGACGGTACCGGCAAGGTAATCTACTCTGGCACTGGCTTTATGCTCATTAAACGAGAGGTGTTCGATAAGCTCAAAGCTCCATACTTCCGTTCAGACATAGGTTGGAACGTATATCGAGATAAAGAAAGCCTTAGATTTGTAGCTCGTGAGATGGTTAAAGGAGACGGGTATGGCCTACACGACATAACATTTGGGATGAAACTGCAAAAAGCAGGTATCGAGATTACTGTGCTGGACAAGACTCTTGGGCAAAGAAAACTCATAGCTCTCGGTAAGTCTGGAACCAATGACGGAGCACACAATATTGAGAACTGGACAACAGTCAAGAAAAACTTTTCTCTAAAAGAATACATGAAGCTTCCTGAATCACTTAGCAGTAAAAGCAAGCTAGTCACACTCGAAACACTAGACGGGTTCATTAACGTCAGTCAAGAGCACGCAGACAAGCTAATAGCAGCCGATAAAGCCAAGCCAATATTAAGTAAGCAAACAGTCATAGACTTTGGAGACTTTGAAATATGAAACTACTGATAGCACTTGTTACCTATAACAGATTAGAATACACATTACGCACAGTTAAAAGTCTTCTGAGAACAATTCAAGTACCTTATTACTTTGTGGTTGTGGACAACAACTCGACAGACGGAACGCAACTATACCTAGAAGATTTACACCATTTAGCTTTGTGCCATAAAGTTATACTGAATCCAGATAACTATTATCCCGGCAAAGCAACCAACATAGCTTGGGCTGAGGGGCTTAAAGACTACCCAGAAGCTACGCACTTAATGAGATGCGATAACGACATGCACTTTGAGAAAGGCTGGGACACAAAAGCACAGGAGTACTTCGAAAAGATAGACAGACTTGGACAGTTAGGTTTGGATTACTGGGGTGGAGAAGAGAAGCCTCCGATTATTATTAACGGCATGGGGTTAAACGAATACCCCGGTGCAGTCGGTGGCCCTAATATAATTAAGCGTTCTATCTGGAACGGTGGCGTTCGCTATGACGAGAGTCGCTGGGAAGGTAGCCGAGAAAAGGTTCAGGAAGATTCAAGACTTAGCCGAGAAATTAAAAGCTACGGCTATCTAGTGGGGCACATGAGCGAGAAACTAAGCTGGACATTTGCTAATGAATCTAATTGGTCAGACTACCCAGACTATTACTTAAAGACTATGTATGATCGTAACTACGACGACAAAGTAGAGTTAATTAAAAAGATGAAAGAGGGCAGGAATGATTAGTCTATTAGTACCAACAAGAAATCGTCCACAGAATGTGGAAAGACTGTGGAAAAGTATCACGGAGACAGCTAGCATGCCAATGGATATTGAAATGGTGCTCTACGTTGATGATGACGACGACAGCTACAACAACTTATCTTTCCCAGTAACTATTATCAAAGGGCCGAGAATTGTACTAAGCGAGATGTGGAACAAAGCAGCCGAGAAAGCTACCTCAAACATTTTAATGTACGCTGCCGATGACATAGTATTCAGAACGCCTAACTGGGATACAAAAGTAGTAAGCAAGTTTGATACTATTCCAGACGGTATAGGCTTTGTGTTCGGGAACGATGGCTCTGAGGTTCATGACGGCAAATACGGAACTCATGGATTTGTAACTAAGAAGTGGGTTAAAGCATTGGGATATGTCTGCCCTCCACACTTCTCTGGTGATTATTCAGACACTTGGATTAACGACATAGCTAAGATGGTTGGTCGGCACTTCCACATAGACATAATGACTGAGCACTTGCACCCAGACTTCGGCAAGACTGAACTAGATGCTACTTACAAAGAAAAGTATGAACGCATGGCACAGGACAAAGTAGCAGAAAAGTACGCAAGCATGCACCTAGACAGAGTGGTTGACTCTAATAAATTAAGAAAGGTAATGCAATGAAACGAATTGTTGTGCTAGGCGGGGGAGGATTTTTGGGATGTAATTTAGTGGCGTTCTTAAAAGACAAAGGGCACTGGGTTAGATCAGTTGACATAGACTACCCTGAGTACCGAGAAAAGATGTGGAACCAAGCAGACGAAGTTATAGATTGCGATTTAAGAAACCCTGATAACGTAGATTCAGCTTTGAAAGACGTAGACTGGGTATTTCAGTTAGCAGCCGACATGGGTGGCGTTGGGTTCTTCCATGGTGGGCATGACTATTACCCATATCTCAATAGTCATCAGATTAACCTCAATGTTTTAAGGGCTTGCGAAGCTAACGATATTGAACGGTTGTTTTTTAGTGCATCGGCATGTGTCTATCCTACGCATTTAAACATGACAAGCGACAGCCCAGCACTAACTGAGGATATGATCTACCCAGCTAACTGCGACATGAGCTATGGCTGGGAGAAGCTAATGATGTTAAGACTTTGCGAGCGAGCACCATTTGAGGCAAGAGTTGGCATCTTTGATACCATCTATGGAGTTTACCAAGAGAAATCAGGCGAACGCATGAAGTTCCCGACATCAATAGCCACTAAGGTAATCAAAGCTAAACGCACAGGGCAACCCGTAGAAGTGTGGGGCGATGGCACCCAGCAAAGAGTGTTCCTATACATAACAGACGCACTTGAAAAGATTTATGCAATTATGGCTAACGACGAGTATTATGGCCCAGTTAACGTAGCTTCCGATACCGAAGTTACTATCAGAGGCATAGCCGAGATGTGTTGCGATATCGTAGGGATAGAAAAGAACATAATTTACGACACTACAAAACCAGTCGGAGTGCTGTCAAGACGCACATCAAACGACAAATGGAATGATAAGTATGGTTTCGAGCCTAAGGTAAGCCCAGAACAAGGCTTTAAGGAGCTTATAGAATGGTTAAACTTTCAATCTTAATACCGACAATGGAGCAACGCAAAAGCATGCTCTCACGTCTTTTATTTGGCTTACAGCATCAAATGAACGATAGCGTTGAAGTGTTGATAGACCAATCAAACAACAAGATGGGAGATAAACTCACTAACATGTTCCAAATAGCCAAGGGCAAGTATGTAGTGTGTGTAGACGATGATGATTACCTAGCCGATGATTATGTGTCTGCACTTACATTTGACGATGAGGATTTTGTAGGTTATAAGATACTTTCACTATGCAACGGTGAGTTTGAGAATGTATATTCGCACTCCATAGACGGCAGCGATGCTTGGGACAAAAGCACTGGTCGGGGCATATCTCCTAAATGTTTAGTTAAAACTGAAATAGCCAAACAAGTACCGTTTGGGAATGAATATACGTCAGATCGTGACTGGTCTATGTCGGTACGAAATCTATGCAATACTGGCAAGTTTATAAATAGGGTGCTGTATTACTACGATTGCTATCCTAATTCATCATTATTCTCATTAGGCGAAAAACGGGAGGTGGGTCACTACCCCTATGACCCAACATTATTTACATGGGTATAGCTCACAAGTGGTATAATACAGATAAAGGCGGGTAAGGTAATTATCTTGGACTACTTAGACTCCGTAAACGACAAGCGAAAAAAACTTGAAGAGCAAAGACAAAAAGAGTTTTTGCACAAGCAGGCATTGGCACAATCTAAACAGAACACAAAGCAAATACTCGATACGCTCAAATCTGATAGCGAAACAACTAAGAAAGTTGAGATAGTTAACGAACTTGCATCCAAAGACGATATTGAAGATGTGATCGAACAGCTTAAAGAAGTACAGCTCGCAGCACTTCTATCTAACAAGCGACCAGAATTAATCTTAGCTAATGGCGTCAATGTAGAAGACATACTAAGCCCACTCAACGACAAGATATCCGCAGCATTAGATACACTTGCTAATTCAAACAGCAACGAGAAACTTGCCAAACAATTAGACAAGAGTTTCAGCGATTTCTCAGAAGCAATGTCTGCGTTTTTGGTGCAGAACCAAGAGGCATTAACCGAAACTCAGCGTGGTATCGAAGACAGTATTAATAGAATCGACGTAAAGCCAGTTGTAAACGTTCCAAAAGCACAGGTCAGTGTATCTGCCCCGAAAGTAGATCTAAGCCCATTAGAAGCTAAACTAGATGCCCTAAGAACGGCCATAGAGTCAATCCCTACCCCATCACTAGACACAACAGACTTAATGGTTGCAACCGACTCAGTGCGTAACGCAATCGAGAACATGCGATTCCCAGTTCCTAACTATGTGCTTCCCTACAAAGACATAAACGGTGCAGCAACTCAAGTAGAGCTAAACCCAGATGGTTCACTACCAGTTTCTATAGGAACAGACGGTTCAATCCCAGCAATAGACTTATTCGGCTCTGCAATAACTGGCTCACGCTACAACCAAGTCGAGATTGATTACTCAACAGCTGACCCAGACGCAATCACTGACATAACAGTCACTAAAACTAGCGGTGGTGATGCAACAACAGCTAACGGTCAGGCAGTGTTCTCAACAGGAACAAGTGCTACTGGTGGCATCAAAGCAGTTACCAACACCACAGTTAATTACCGACCTAACACTGAATCTTATGCAGCGTTCTCGGCTATCTTTACAGCTGGAGTAGCTAACTCTTACCAAAGAATTGGTATTTATGACACTAATAATGGTTTCTTTGTAGGTTATGAAGGGACATCTTTCGGTGTAACAGTTAGAAAATCTAGCGTTGACACAACAGTACCGCAGGCTTCTTTTAATGTCGATACGCTAACCGGTGGCTCTACTTCTAAATACACAAGAAATGCAGTTCCAGAAGCTATTGATTTCACTAAAGACAATCTCTACCGCATCAGATACGGTTGGCTTGGTGCTGCTGCTATCTACTTTGAGGTCTTAAGCCCAGACCAAAGATGGGTTGTATTCCACATCCACCGCACCATAAACACCAGCACTGTACCTTCAGTGGCTAACCCTAACCTTCCTATTACTTTAGATGCTCGCAAGACTTCAGGTGCTACAAATATCATTATGTACACAGCTTGCTGGGCAGGTGGTACAACTTCTAACTTCCAGAAGATTACAGACACTCTTACAGACAACACTTTGGCTACGCTTTCACGCTCAGTTATTACTGGCCAGACAACAGGCGGTGGTGGTGGCTATGTTAATGTAAAAGTAAATCCTAGTGGTGCGTTAGCAGTAGAATCCACTTCAGCAACGCCAGATACAGGCACAGTAACCACAGCTTCAGTTACTAACTCAAACACTACAGTTCTAGCTTCAAATAACAACAGAATGGGAGCCACTATCTATAACGAGGGTACAGTAGACTGCTTGGTCAAGCTTGGATCAACAGCCTCAGCCAGCTCTTACACAGTTAAAATGATAGTAGATTCTTATTACGAGGTTCCTTTTGGCTACACTGGAATCATCACAGGCATTACAGCATCAGGCACTGCTACACTTAGAGTAACGGAGATGACATGATATGCCTTTATATAATCCAGCATCAATCTCAACAATTAAAGTAAACGCCACAGCAGGTGAAAACCTAGTGGCTGGGAATCTTTGCTATCTCAAAAGCGATGGTAAGTATTGGAAAGCCTCTGTTAGTTCTACAAGCACAGGCACAGCCAAGCTCTTGATGGCTAACGCTACAATTAACGCAGATGCCGTTGGGCAGTTTGTAGCCTATGGGACATTTACTACGACTGGTTTAACTGCTGGTTCTGTTTATTACATGTCTACAGGCGGCGGCATATCTACCACGCCTCCTAGCACTCAGGACTATGTGATTAGACCAATAGGCACAGCATCATCAACAACTAATCTAGAGTTCGACCCATCAGTATCATGGGCGACATATAAGGCATAACAATGGCAACATACTACCTAGACTTTGAAAACGGGAATGACGCTAGTGCAGGGACTTCTTGGGCTACTGCTTGGAAAACTATTACAAGTGGTGCTACCGCAGCAAGAACAGCACCTGGAGATACAATTAGAATTGCTAAAAGTGGTGGCGTAACATCTATCGGTAATGGAACTTGGACAAATAAATCTGCGACAGTTACTTTAGCCACAGCACAAACAACATCTATCTATAAAGATGGTGCGTGGACATTAGCAAACTCTGCTACTTCAACAACCACTACAGCAAGAAAAGAAGGCACAAACGCTGCACAGATAACTACCCCAGCTTCTACTGCTACTTCTACTAAATATGCTTATTTAGACTTAGGCGGAACTTTTGATTACTCTTCTTATGACGCAATAACCTTGTGGTTTGTGAACGTAACAAATGCTTTAGCAGACGCTAATAGATATACAATTAAACTTTGCTCAGATACTACTGGAGATACTGCAGTTGATGAATTTTTAATACCAGCTCAAACAAACAATAACCGTTGGAAGCCATTAGTTTTAACACGTGTAGGTGGTGGTAATTTAGGTTCAGCCATTAAATCTATTGCTTGGTATACAGGTTCATCTAGTCCTGGCAACAGCAACCAAGTAAGGCTAGATAACATTTCTGCTTGTTCTGCTACTGGGCTTAATTTAACATCTTTAATTAGCAAAAACTCTGTCGAATATAATGGCTCTGACACTTGGCACGGATTACAAAGTATTGATGGAACAACTGTCATATTGGGTAATATTGAAAGCGTAATAGCTGGGTCAACAAGCTTAAGAGGGTATTATACTGCTGGCACAACACCAGAAACAGTTACAACATACATAAGACCAACAATAAAATTGCCTCAAGGTGCATCTGGAACATCACTACAAACCTTACAAGAATCAGGCACTGCAGGTAATTTAATTACTTATTCAGGTGGATGGAACACATCTTCTAATACACAAGATGGCGAAACTTGGTTAGACGCACAAGATGGAACGCCTAACTTAATAAACTATAATGGCATAAACTATACCAAATTTGAAAGAGTAAACGCTGTAAGGTGCTCTATTGGGTTTACATCTTCTGGAAATGCAGTGGTAGGTTCTGAATTATCTTGTATCGTAATTAACTCTTCTAATTCAATAAGTTTAGGTGGAAACTTAAATACTTTTTCCGTCCAATCTAACAATAACAGTAACCCAATATCGACATCATCTTCTTCACCAGAAACTTACGACAATTATTTTAGTAAACTTATATCGAAAAACAATTCATCTAATTCGACTATAAATGGTAGCAATATGTATATTGACGAATTAGAACATAGCAATAGTGCAGGATTATTAACATTGAGTAGCAACATAGGTATTTGGCGAATAAATAAATTTACAATGGATGATAGCGATGATGGTGTTCTTATGTCAAGTAATATTTTTATAGAAGATGCTACTATTAAAAATTGCACTACTACATTCGCAGATTTTAGCACTGGAATAAAAATAAACAAATTGACTGCGTCAGGAAACACTAACTTGGGTAATGTTAGAAATTTATATGTCAATAATCTTAACGCAGCTACAACACAAATTTTAGGTTCTAACTTTTCTGGTTCTACTTTAAGAATTGGTCAACCCACAGCATTTTATAGTGCCATAAATAACAACGCTAATGATAATAGAGCATATTGGAAACTTGGTAATGCTTTGTCTCAAACCACAACTAGACACACAGCTTCAGGCATTGCTTGGCAAATAAACATTACAAGTAGTTCTCAAGATTCTAATAAACCAGTTATGTATCCAATAGCTAAAGTGGCTTGTAATGCTAGTTCATTAGTAACTGTTAAAGCTTGGGTTAAGTTATCTCACGCCACAGATATTGGCGCAAAGCTAATGATACAAGCCAATGAAATAGCGGGTGTTTCAGCAGATGTTACAGCAACTAAATCTGCAGACACTAACTGGGAAGAACTTACTATTACCTTTACACCAACAGTAGCTGGCGTAGCACAGATTTATGTTCAGGGCTACTGGCTTGCTAATCTAGCTGACGAATCCATATTTGTAGATGATGTAACAATTCAGCAAGCATAGGAGTGATATGAGCATAATTTCAAGACAAGAACAAATAGACGGCAAATGGTTTACTTGGATTATTACAGAGGGTCTAAATACTATGATGGTAGAAGATGACCATGAAATAACCGAAGCCGAAGCCGAACAAAAACTATTAGATTGGCAAGCATCTCAAATAGTAGTAGATCCAGTTATCGAGGAAGTTACAGATGGCACTACCAACTAGCACCGACCTACAGACAATGGACTGGTCTTATGCTGGGCTTCCATTTGTAGATGTTCCCGCCAAAGGCGATATTCTTACAGGCACTATGGATTGGAGCTATGCTGGTTTACCGTTTGTTACTAACCCAGGCTTGCAAGGCCCAACCAATGTTGGCAGCTTTGATGGTGTTACTTCCACCAACCTCCAAACTATCTCAGGAGTAGCCTATACGAATCTAGAAACTATTATGGGCGTAACTTAGACTTGATATAATTAAAGTACAAGGAGAACATCATGCCATTAAAAAAAGGTTACGGGAAGAAAACAGTATCAGCTAACATTCGCAAAGAAATGAAAGCTGGCAAGCCACAAAAGCAGGCTATTGCGATAGCACTTAGCTCTGCACGCAAGTATAAGAAAAAGAAATAGTGATATAATAAGGGTAACGGGGCAGGCGAGGAAATCTCGTGGCATATCAACTTAGCGATTTAATAACCAAAGTTCAGAGAAGAGTCAGAGATACCGGCTATTCATCTGCTGAAATAACTGATTACCTAAACGACACACAGAACGACATCTATAACGAATATCGTCTGCCATTCATGCAGACTTATGTCGACTATACTTTGTTTGCTAATGTGGCCGATATCACCAACAGCTCTGGGTTGCTGCCAGATTATGTTCAAGCCGTAGATCTTACTGTCACTACGCAAGGCAAAGACTCGCAGCTTATCTACAAGCCATACGAAGAAATATTTGCAGAGTATCCTAACCCAGACGACCTCACTGCTTACCCATCAACCATACCTAAATACTGGTACTTTTATGACGAAACAATTAAGGTGTTCCCAACATCTAGCGAAGATTTAACCGTGAGACTACGCTACTACAAGAAACCTACTGACTTGGTTATCGCATCAGACGTGCCAAGTATTCCATCACAATTCTCTGAATTACTTGTAGTTGGTGCTGCATATCGAGTTCTACAAGTAAAAGACAACTACGATCAAGCAGGAGTTCTCCAAAACAAATACGACGAACTATTACAAAAGCTCGTAGTGAAGTTTAGCGTGCCACAGACTGGCCACGCACTTCGTATGAGAGTTAACCGTCTTGCTGCCGGCAAGCAATACTTCTAAGGAGGTTATAGATGCCTTGGGCTAAAAGAGTAACAAAGCGAATACCCGGACAAACTTCGCCAAAACAAACCGTTGAGATTAACGATTACTCTGGTGGGTTTAACTCATTTACTGGTAATGATAGCTTCCCACTTAAAAGCGGTGGCTCTAATATGTGGCGTGTGGCTAAGAACGCTCGTATAACTACCCTCGGGGAGTATGGAACTCGCAGGGGCGTAGACTTTCACAGTGCAGCAGCAGGCGAAACTCAAGACCAAGCTCAGACATCTACAACAGGTGCATCTACCGTTAACTTTAATTATACAAACAGGGTAGCTCAAAAGTTTACAGCTGGTGCCACAGGCCGTCTTACAAAGATAGACTTGAATATTAAAAACGATTTGTCAGGAACAGGTGCAGTTATATGTGAGATTTGGACAGATAGTGCAAGCAACCCTGGGACAAAACTTGCTACTTCTTCTATTGCAGCATCAGTCCCGACAGGGTCTTTGGCGTACCAAACTTTTTATTATAACGAAGCCCCATCAGTTACCAGCGGTGCATCTTATTGGCTGGTAATTTATGCACAGGCAAACGCTACTGGAAACTATACTTTATCCACAACTACTAACACTACGCTTGCCAAAACATCAGTGGACATTGGTACATCATGGTCGGCACAGACTTACTCAATTAACTTCAAACAATACTACGCAACCAGCCAACCAGTTAAAGGGCTTTTCAGGGCATATAAGACCGATGGGACAAAAGTTACGCTATTTGTGGCTGGGACAGTGCTCTATTCAGTAAACAACTCCACAGGGGCTCTTACAAGCGTTAAAACAGGTCTCAACGCCAGTGCTACCGACTACCGATTCGCTCTGGTAAACGATATTGTCTATTATGTGAATGGCTATGATGGCTACCGTAAGTGGGACTTTAGCTCAGAGTCTCAAGTATCTGCAACTAACTACACTACAATAGCCGAGCATAAAGGCTTAATGTTCTTGGGCGACAAGACTGACCCCAACAAAGTAGTGTTTTCTAACTTTGCAGCCTATGAAACGTTTACAGCAACTGATTTTATCTACGTTCCAGCACCTAAAACTGGTGACCCAGTTACAGCCCTAGTTTCATTAAACGGTTATCTGTTCGTTTACACCCTAAATAACAAGTACATACTAGCCGGAGATGACCGAGACAGCTTCTCACTAGGCGAAGCACCAGACCAAAGAGGTACTTTTACTCAAGAAACTGTTACAAAAGACAAGAACTTTATGTATTACCTATCTAATGACGGTGTTTACCGCTCAAATGGTTCCGAAGCTCAGCTACTCAGCGAGAATGTATACCAAGAAATCTTTGACTTAAACGACAAACCAGAATGCACAATTCAAGTCAATGGTGGTCGACTCTATCTTTGGTACCAGACTAGTGGTTCTTCTGTTAATGACGAGTGCCTAGTGTGGAATCTTAACTACTCAACTCGCTCAGACACTGTGGAAAGCCGAGACACGCAGAGTTACGGTTCACGAGCCTTTGCTGCCTATGACGACAATAACGCTCTCTTGGTGGGTTCTAGCCTTGTAGGACAGGTTTACTGGCAAGAACTCCCAACTAACGATTACACAAACGCTGGTGGCCTTATAGAGTTTGAACTCTCTACACCATACATGCCGTTTGCAAGTCCATCAGTTCTAAAAGAAATACGATATTGGAACCCAAGATTCGGTGCACAGTCAGATTCATACACTATTGCTTGCGAATATGCCTACGATTTACGAGATAACTGGGAGCTTTACCAAGCACAGAACGTGCAAGGTGAGGGCTTTACTTACGCTGGTGGCTCGACATTTGGATCAACAGCTACTTATGGCACAACTTCTGAATTACAGGCTTATCTCACAGTACCGGGAGAATACAGACGAATTGCTTTGAGATACAAGCACTACGCTACTAGACAGCCACATACTTTCTTGGGGCATACACTTGTAGTACAAACACGCAGGATTAGGTAGGTAGTAAACAATGGCTTTCGTACCACTTAATACAAACAACTCTAACTTAGCGAACTACAATAATGTTAACAATGCCATTAGGGATTTAAATAATAAAAAGATTAAAAATTCTGATTTTAGCACAACCCCTGGTGAACCTGGTGGAGCTTGGAAGTCTTTTACTCCTTCTTGGACAAATATAACTGTGGGTAACTCGACTATCAATGAGGGTTACTATACACAAATAGGTAAAACAGTAATTTTTTATGTTAGATTCGCACTTGGTTCTACGAGCGCTGTTACTGGTTCAGTAACTTTATCTTTACCTGTAGCAAAAGCATCAACATTAAATAACGCTACTCCTATAGGTTTGGTAAGGATGAATGATGTTGGAACAGCCATTTATACTGGCCAGATAACAGCGGCTGGCACAGTAACTGGCGTAGGGGCTTCTGGCACATATGCTACTGAAGCATTTTTAGCAGCTACAGTACCTTTTACTTGGGCTACTAATGATGTTCTATATATACAAGGTACATATCAAGTAGCATAATGATTTATGATATAATACACTTAACAGGGCAGATGGTATAGGCTTATGCAACCCCGAACACTCGATCAAATCATTACAGAATTAAATCAGGTTTATAATCCTCGCATTCAGAATATTGAACAGCAACGAGCTTTAATACCTAAGCAAACTGAAGCTTTAATCCAACAGACAGAAGCAGCCAAAGGGCAGGCTTACGAAGACATTTTGACAGGCGCTCGTAGAAGAGGGCTTGGATTTTCTGGTATACCTCTAGGCGAACAAGCTAAATATGCTGCACAAGTCTATGCTCCAGCTGTATTACAAGCTCGCACACAAGGTCAGGCTCAGGCATTATCACTAGAAGATTCATTAAATCAGCTATTCTCTGAAAGATTAAATCGTGCAGAGCAAATCAGACAATACGAAACAAGCCAAGCCGAACAGCAAAGACAGTTTAACGAACAACTTGCAGCTTCAAGACGAGCCGGCGGCGGTGGAGGCGGAGACGCTGGTAATGTGTTGGGCCAAGTATTATCAGCATTAACCGGAGGTGGCGGTGGTGCGGCAGAACAAGCCAAAGCATTTGCTACACAAAGAGCTAACAAAGGATTTGACTTTACCGATGTCAGTGGAAAAGCAATTAGCGCAGGTAAATATGCTCAGCTTACAGGTCAAGGCATTGGCCAAGTTCTTTATAACATGGGCAAATCTGGTGACACATACGCACAGAACCTTTACAACCAGCTAAAGAGAGATCCATTCTTTGGTAAAGGTAACGCAGCTTATGACGCAAAAATTAAACAGGCTTATAGCCCAATCTTCTGGGGGACATAATGGATAATTTTTTTAAAGGATTTGACGCACCAGCATTTGATACTACACCACAGCAACCACCTGTTAGGTTACCTGCTTCTAAAGCTCAGGCACCTAAAACAACAGGTAGAGGAGGTATAGCTACCTCTTTAATATCTGAAACAGCTGGTCTAGCCGGAGCTTCAAAAGGAGCGGGTATTGGAGCTGGTATTGGAACTGCAATAGCTCCTGGTGCAGGAACTATAATAGGTGGTGTAATCGGTGGTATAGTAGGAGGTTTTGGAGGTGGTTTCTTAGGTCGCTCACTAGAAAATAAAGTCAGAGATGACGAATTTAGAATCAAACAAGCACTTGGTGAAGGCGTTACTTCTGGTATAGCTGGTGGTTTAGGCGGTGCTGTAAGAGGTTTTCAAGGTGCAAAAGCTCTTAAAGGTGTGGCAGAAGGCAGCAGACTGACAAAAGCAGGCGTACAACAACAAATATCTGCATTAGGTATTAAAGGAACTGGTGGCCCGCAAACTGCAACAGAAACTCGAAGATTATTAGATGTCTTAAAGCAAGTTCCAGGCACAAATGCTAGTTCTAAATTGCAAAACATGCCAGCAGTTATTGCAAGAAAAAACGCAGAGATTGCTGACATTTTATCTAAAAGCACACTTTCTACAACTAAAACAGCTATAAGGCAAAACGCTGCTACTAAAGCTAAGGGATTATCACAATTCTTAGAAACAGACGCTAAGTATAGAAATGCTTTGGCTAGTGAATTAAAAGAACTTACTTCTAAATTTGCTGGTTCAAAAGTCACAGCTGCTCAAGTGCAAACAGCAAAAAGCAGCCTTGGTAATAAAATGACTAACATATTTAGCAAGATAGACAGAGCTGTTGACTTAAATCCTAAAGAAGCAGCAAGATTAGCTGTATGGCAATCACTCGACGATTCAATCATTAAACTAGCTCCACAAGCAAAACAAGCAACTCTATTCCTTAGCAATTTGAGAACAGCATCTCCAGCTATTTATAGAGCATCAGAAAAAGCATTTGGTGTACCTTTATTAGGTCTAAAGTCTCGTACCGCTGAATCAGCTCTACAAACTGTTAGAACACTTGGTGGTCGTGCCGCAGAAGTAGCTGGTGCAACCACA